GCTTAGATTAAACGACGAAACTAGTGGCCCAGTAACTAAATATACAACGACTGCGGCGACAGGATCTGCTTACCAATTTTCAGGACCGGGAGCTACTGCTGGAGACAATCCTAATTTTACTTTTTACAAAGGACACACTTACCTGATAGATAACTCGTCATATGTTAGTGGTCACCCCTTACAGATAAGAACGTCCTCTGGTGGGTCAGCTTTTACAACGGGTGTTACAGATAACTTTAATAGCACTCAAGGGCTAACTCAATTTATTGTTCCGCATGAGCCTAGTGATACGTCTTTAGTATATCAATGCACCACTCATAGTGGCATGGTTGGAAACATAACAATAGTATAGTGAACATAAAATGTCTTTTACATACGCAGAGCTAAAAACAGCTATCCAGGATTTTGCGGAGAACACGGAAACAAATTTCGTAACGAACCTGCCTGTATTCATACGCAGCGCAGAAGACCGAGTGTTTACACTTGTTGACCTAGAACTATTTCGTAAAAACGCAAACGCAACCTTAACGATTGGGAGCGAATATCTATCAGTGCCTAGTGATTACCTTGCCCCTTTTTCTTTACAGATAACAACCGCAGGGAGTAAATCATTTTTAGATTTTAAAGATGTAAACTTTGTTCAACAGTATGCGATAGATACAAATGCTAACGGTACGCCAAAGTACTACGGTATATTTGATGTAAACAACTTTATACTTAGCCCTACACCAGATGTAGCTTATACAACAGAACTGCATTACTACTATCGTCCAACCAGTTTAACAGCAGGAGTTGATAGTGGCACAAGCTGGCTGAGTACCAACGCTCCAAACGTCCTTCTTTACGGCTCATTAGTCGAGGCGTATACTTACATGAAAGGCGAAGCAGATATGATGCAACTGTATGAACAGAGGTTCGCACAGGAAATACAGCGTCTGAAAGATTTGGCAGAAGCTAGAGAGAATAGTGATGCCTACAGGAGAGGTCTACCTGATAGGCCACGCACTTAATAGGAGTAAAATAAGATGGCAACATCAAACGCAGCAACCACCTATTTGGAGAATAAGCTTCTTAGTTTTCTTTTCAAAAACAACGCCGGAAGTCTTTCGACTCCCGGAGACAGTATTTATGTTGGATTAGCAACAGCAGTAAGTGATGCAGAAGCTGGTTCATTGACAGAAGCTACCTTTGGAAGTTATGCCAGACAGCAGGTTACGGCAGCAAACTGGACTTTAACTTCATCTTCCGCAGATCAACAAACTATAACAAACGCGGCAAACATTGAATTTCCTGCATCTACGGGCACATCAAACACTATCACGCATGCCTTTCTTGTGGATGCGGCTAGTTCTGGAAATATCTTGTTTGTTGGTGCACTTGACGCTAGCAAGACGATAGCTACTGGTGACATCTTTAGAATCAATGCAAGTAACTTAACTATTGAGTTGAAGTAATGGCACTTGTGCTCAAAGATCGTGTCAAAGAAACAACAACCACAACTGGCACTGGCACTTACACACTAGCTGGTGCAGTTACTGGTTTTGAAACTTTTGGTCAGATAGGCAATAGTAATACTACATATTACACATGCACCGACGGCACGGACTTTGAGACAGGTATTGGAACTTACACCGCCTCTGGCACTACATTAGCTCGTACAACAATCTTGCAGTCCAGTAATTCAGATGCTGCGGTGAACTGGACTTCAGGAACTCGTACAATCTTTTGTACTTTGCCAGCAGAGAAGATGGTTTTCTTAGATGCTAGCGGGAGTATACAAGGTTTTACAGAACAGGATCCAAACGCCTTGGCGTTTGCAATTGCATTAGGATGAAGACATGGCAAACGCTTTTAAAACATTCACAGACACAGCGGTAGGCACGGCAAACGCAGACGTTTATACCTGTCCATCAGCTACAGAAACAACCATCATTGGTTTGAATATAGCGAATATTCTTACTGCATCTATCACAGTAAACGTACAGTTGATTAACAACGATGGGGACAATGTTCACATTGTGAAATCTGCCATTGTTCCTGTTGGATCATCTTTGGTCGCAGTGGGCGGGGACCAGAAAATTGTGATGAATGCAAGTGATATTCTACGGATTACTGCAAGTCAGGCTTCAGCGGCGGATGTGACGTTGTCGGTGCTGGAGATCACCTGATGTCATATCTAGGCGGCACCCCAGCAAAATCCATAGCAACTGCGACCAGTCAATCTTTTAACGGCGACGGTTCTACAACCTCGTTTACACTAAATCGTGCTGTAAATGTTTCAGAAGATCTAGAGGTATTTGTAAGCAACGTCCAGCAAAAGCCGGGTTCTGGAAACGCATACACAGCTACCGGAACAACCCTAACCTTTAGTTCGGCTCCGGGTTCTGGAACAGGCAATGTGTATGTCGTGTATCGTGGATTGTCTGAACGTGCTATTCGTCTTGTAGCCGACAACGTCAATGCAACTGTTTCTGGTGCACTTTTTACATCAGGCTCTAACAAGACAAAAACAGATTTATTTCAAGTAAACTCACAAACTGTATCAAGTGATGTCACAATTGCTGCCACAGAAAATGCCAGCATCACTGGTCCGGTAACGGTAGCCACAGGCGTAACAGTAACGGTAGCCACAGGCGGAACATTGGTGACACTATGAGTACAATAAAAGTAGACACCCTTGTAGCAAACGATGGAACCAGCCCTGTTACCCTAACTAAGCAACACGCGGCAAAAGCGTGGGTTTATTTTGATACCCTTGTAGACAGTAGCAGCCCAGTGGCAAGGGGCAGTTTCAATGTTTCTAGTTTAATAAACGAGACTACTGAAGATGGAATAAATTTAACAAATGCAATGTCAGATGTATTTTATGCCCCAACTGCTGGTGGCGGTAAGCAAGGAGCTAATCCAGCAAATAGAGTGTTAGCAATAGCCGTTGTTGATAGCTCAACGATCAACACAGAGTTCTATACCACAGCTAACGCACAGACTGAAGGACAGGTTCATGTCTCAGTTCATGGAGACTTGGCATGAGTGAGATTATTACCGACAAGCTCACTGGCAAAACCACTGCCAAGACTGTCACTGTGACTGTTGGCGCTAGTGCTACTCAGTCTCTGGAACAGGGGTTGATAAAGGCGTGGGGACACAGCAATCACAGCGCAAACACCATACAGGACAGTTTTAATATAGCCTCAATTACAGACGATGGTACAGGTTTGAAAGATTACAACTGGACTTCATCATTTGGTAGTGCAGATTATGTTGGTACTAACGGCATGGGTGGAAATGAGGGTAGTACTAGCAATGGGCGTTTATCTTCAGTAAATGGAGTTTGGACATCATCTCAGGCTATTATTAAATTTTCGCAATCATCAAGTAGTGCAATAGACGATGTTAATGCTTTAGCGATGTTTATTGGAGACTTAGCATAATGGCAGGTAAAATTGTAGCAGATACACTGGAACACAGCACCGCTGGATCAATCGCCACAAGCTATGTTGTCGATGGTAGCGCGAAGGCTTGGGTAGATTTTGACGGAACTGGGACTGTTTCCGTAAAAGCCAGTTTGAATAATTCGTCTATTACGGACAATGGTACAGGCGATTACACAAATAATTTTTCTAGTGCTTTTGGTTCTGTTAATTACACTCATGTGGCTGGTGGCTCACAAGGTGCTACACTAATAGATGCTATAACTGCGTCATCTAGCGAAATAAGCATTTATAATTTAAGTAATTCATCAGTAGATAGAGACACTGTTTGTTTGGTGCATCACGGAGACTTAGCATAATGCAGACACCATCATTCCAAGGCACTCACCTGTTTGATCGTCTGTGCTGGGCAAAGGAGAACCTTGAGCCACATCAATCAGACTACCGTGTGGTCTTTGAGAAAAGTGTAGATGATTGTGCATCAGTACTTGTGCCAGACCCTAACTGGATGGCGTGTGCGTTACAGGGCGGTATCCTGCCACCTGTGTGGGTTTACTGGGAATTAGCGAAGGACGAAGCACAACCCGATTTCAAGAAGCATACTCGTGGCTATCTGCTACATCAGACAGAGCCAATGCCAGCCATGACCGAAGAAGAAGCAATTGAATACCTGATTCAGAAAGATGTGCCACAGCACGTCTGGCAGAATTGGGATAGCGGCAATAAGCCGAAAATGGTAATATGCAAAAAGCAACAATTACCGAGCACTAGAGAGTGGCGCAATTCATGGCGCATATCTGATGAACTAGCCGCATAGGAGTATATAATGACTACAAAAACTTATATCGTGGACAAAGACGGTAATCAGATTGATGCGTCAACTGCAACCGTCCCATCAACTCGTGACTTTCGTGGAGCCTGGACACTGTCCGGCAGCGTAATCACTGAAGACTTAGACAAAGCAAAAGAGATCTTCAAGGACAAAATCCGTGAGGTGCGTCAGCCGTTGTTAGATGCTGAAGATGTTGTGTACATGAAAGCGCTTGAAGCTGACGATGCTACTGCAAAGACCAACTCTGTAAACAAGAAGAAAGCATTGCGTGATGCACCTGCTGCTTCTGCTATCAACAGCGCAGATTCCATTGTAAAGTTAAAAGCTGCTTGGGACACAAGCCTGTTGGGTGACAATCCTTACTCATAGGGGGACATAATGGCCCTTAGTAAGTTAGAAGCAAATATGGTAGACAACACTCAGGAACTAACTGACGTTAATATCGTGCGCCGCAATGGTCAGACAATCTCAACTGACCTTACCATTGACGCTGACCAAAATGGTCTAAGCGCGGGTCCGATTACCCAGAATTCCACCATCACCGTTAATGGTTACTGGAGTATTGTCTAATGCCCAGTGTACTGAATGTGGACACTATTGCTGACAAAGCGGGTACTGGTCCAGTTGCTTTGACCAAGCAAAGTGCAGCGAAGTCAAACTGTTCATGGGCAAACTCCGCAGATACAAATGCTTTTCCAGATGCGAACAATCTCAATGTATCATCTGGAGCAGATAACGGCGTCGGAATATTTACTATATCATACACAAGCGCTTTTGCTGCCGTAGCAAAATTTAATTACGGCACATCGCTTCATCTTACAACTGTTGACATGGCAGTATATGGTGTTGAAGACAGACAAACGGGAAGTGATAAATACAGGGCTTGTGATGCCACTGGGCCGACTGATGGTGAAGTAGACCATGCTAGGAACATGATGACTGTATTCGGAGATCTCGCATAATGGCTAGCATCCTGAAGGTAGACCAACTGCAAGGTATCGCAACGGCCAAAACCGTTACCGTTACAGTCGGCGCTAGTGCCACTCAGTCTCTGGAACAGGGATTGGCGAAAGCATGGATAAACTTAAACGGTAATGGCACTATAGCGGCTC